ATTGAATGGAACGATGAACAACACATTGTAGATGTAACATTCCAAAACCAATTTTTCGCAGGTAAAAACCCAACTACTTGGGATGGTGGTGATGAGCATGGATATAGTGTATCTATTATATGTGAAACGCATGTGGCTAAGAGAAGTCAACTAAAATTAAAAGATGATTTTAGAGTAGGTGTTAATAAAGATAATAATGATTTACCAGTAGGAATCTAATATGGCTCAAAGATATAGAATACAGAGAGATGATAAGATTGATTTGAAAAGAACCCAAAGTTCTTTTTCAGATGACCCTAAATTGAATAAATCTAAACAAGTATCTCGTAGAAAAGATAATGTTAAAAACGTAAACGTAGGTATTTACGATATTGATTTAGCATTTAAAAGCTTTTTGGAAAAGGATGTTAAACCACTTATTGAAGAAAATGGTAAATTTATTCCTGTTCCTGTAATGTATGCATCTCCTGAAAATTGGGCATCTGCTCAAAGAGAAGGATTCCTAAGAGATAATAATGGTAAGGTACAAACACCATTGATTTCGTTTAAAAGAAATTCATTAGATATCAATACAGAGTATTCTAAATTGAAAGTAATGACTGATGAAGATACATCACAATCATTTGTTAAAAAATATTCAAAAGAAAATAGATATGACCAATTTTCTCTTTTACAAGACCAAAAACCTGTTATAGAGAAATATATAGTAGATAGGCCAGATTACGTTAATATAGCATATGATGTAATTGTATGGTGTGATTTTATGGAAGATTTGAATAAGGTTGTAGAACAAATCATATACTTTCAGGGTGGTGCATTCGGTGAAAGATACAAATTCCAAATTAAAGGAGAATCTTATTCGTTTGATACAACCAATGGAGTGGGTGAAGAAAGAATCGTTAGAAGTAATGTAACACTAACTGCTAAGGCGTATTTAGTACCAGAAGATAGAGGTAAAAATACAATAAATACTCAAAAAGCATTTGGTGCATCGAAGATAGTTTGGAAAACAACTCCTAAAATTTAATCTTTAGAAAAAAATTCTCATATTTATATACACATAAAGTATAACAAACAAATTAAAAAACATTAAAGTTATGGCAGAAGTAAAAGAAATTACGGAAAAACAAGTTATCAATATCGATGAAAAAGATATTGAAAGAGTTAACAAATTCAGAAGCGATTTTGCTGAGGTTACAGCAAGAATAGGTGAGGTAGAGGTAGAAAGATTGAATGCACAAATGATATTGAAAAATATTGAAGATGCTAAAGATAATCTATCTGAACAGTTTAAGTCTATGAGAAATGAAGAAGTTGCTATTACCAATGAATTCAAAGAGAAATATGGTAATGGTGAGTTCGATATTGAAAATGGAACTTTCACTCCTATCGCATAAATATAATCGTTTTGAGTTTTTTGATGTATTTATAGATATAATAAAAACCAAAAGAAATTAATAGGAGAATCAAATGGCAGAAAGAATAGTAAGTCCTGGAGTTTTTACGAGAGAAAAGGACTTGTCATTTCTACCTCAAGGGATTGGCGAAATTGGAGCAGCATTAATAGGTTCAGCAGTTAAAGGACCAGCATTCGTTCCAACAACAGTATCATCTTTTCAAGAGTTTCAACAAGTATTCGGTGGATTGACAGAAGATTCATATCTACCATATACTGCACAAGCTTATTTAGAAGATGCTGGTACTGCAACAATCGTTAGAGTATTAGGAAAAGACGGGTACAAATTAGAAAACCCAGTAGCATTGACAGTATCATCATCACATGGTGCAAAAGTAGTAGGTGTACTACACCCAACACATGATATCGTATCCGATACAGATGTGTTCATTAAATCAACAATTACAGACCACTTAGCAAGTACAGATGTTTCAGCATCAATATTTTCACTAAAGTTATCAGGTTCTGAAGCAGCTGAACATTTTTATTCAGCATCTTTAAACCCGACTAGTGATAATTATTATACTAAATCATTTGGATTTTCAGCAAGAGGTGCAGAAGATGCATATGTTTATTCAAACTTTAAAACATTCCAATCAGCATCATTCGCTAAAGCCGGTGAGATTCCTGTAGTAACTATCGCTACAAGTTCAGATATTGATTATGGTAAAGCTTATACTGAAGCATCTACACCATTTATTACATCACAAAAAGTTGGTGGTAATACTACTAACTTATTTAAGTTCCATACATTATCACATGGTACGGCAACTAACTACGAATTTAAAATTGGTATCCAAGATATTAAGCCAGCCGGTTCAGTTCCTGGTTCTGAATATGGTTCATTTACTGTAGTAGTAAGAAGAGTTGACCAAGATAAGATTGCTGGTTCACCATTTGTAGGTGTAGTTGATTCTGATATCAGACCTAATTTAGTTGAAACCTTTCAAGGTGTTAACTTAGACCCTGATTCACCAAACTACATTGTTAGAGTAATTGGTGATAAGTATATTACTGTAGATGATGATGGTAAATTATCAACTAATGGTGATTACGCTAACAATTCAGAAAATATTAGAGTTGAAGCAAGTGCAGCAGTAATGAACAAAGCAATTGATGAAAGTTTAGTACCTTTCGGATTCGGAGCAATACAAAACCCATTCGGTTCAGCATTCGCATTACCTAATCCATCTTATGTAGCAGCACAAAAAATTAATGATTCATATAATCCTAAAAGATTTTGGGGATATGATTTTGATTTCGCTGGAACAGATAACAGAAACTTCTTAGCACCAACACCAAAGGTTGGAGCTAGTGTAGGTACGGCATTCTATTTAGGTGATTACAATCAAGACGCTGGGGCTAACTTCCCATCATCAGCATCACCTAATACATCAGCAATTTCATTAAATGATAACGCAACTTCTATTAACTCTAGAAAGTTCTTAGTACCTTTCCAAGGTGGTTTTGATGGATTCAAACCAAATAGAGTTGTTTCTTTAGGAAACGATATCATAGCAGGAAATTCGCAAGGATATGATTTATCTTCAAACACAGCAGCAGGTACATTAGCATACAGAAAAGCAATAAACGCTGTATCTAATCCTGATGAATTTGATATCAATATGTTAGTATTACCAGGTGTTATCCACAGATTACACTCTTCAGTAACTACTTTCGCTAAAGATATGTGTGAAGATAGACAAGATACATTCTTTGTAATGGATGCATCTGCATGGAGTGATTCAATTTCAACGGCTGTTAACGCAGTTCAAGCATTTGATTCAAACTATGTAGCATCTTACTATCCTTGGGTTAAGATACTTAATACAGATAAGAACAAACCAGTATGGGTTCCGCCATCGGTTGTACTTCCAGGCGTTATAGCATTTAACGACCAGGTTGCCGCTGAATGGTTCGCACCAGCTGGATTGAACAGAGGTGGATTAACTTCAGTAATTGAAGCTAAGACAAGATTAACGAGAGTTGAGAGAGATGCACTTTACGAAGGTAGAATGAATCCAATCGCTACGTTCCCTGGTCAAGGTGTTACTGTATTTGGACAGAAAACATTACAAGCTAAACCATCGGCATTGGATAGAATCAATGTAAGAAGATTGTTAATCGCAGTGAAGAAATTCATCGCATCATCTACTCGTTACTTAGTGTTCGAAAACAACACAGCAGCTACGAGAAATAGATTCTTATCAATCGTTAATCCTTATTTAGAATCAATCCAACAAAGACAAGGTTTATACGCATTTAAAGTGAAGATGGATGAAACCAACAACACTCCAGATGTAATTGATAGAAACATTATGGTAGGTGAGATATTCTTACAACCAGCAAAAACAGCAGAGTTTATAGTACTTGATTTCAATGTATTACCAACTGGAGCAGCATTTCCAGAATAGTATAAAATAAATTAGTTCCCCTTTTTTAAGGGGGACTAACTATTTTTTGAAATAAACTATATTTATATTAAAGAATTAGAAACGGAGAACATAAATGGCACAATTATTAGACCCAACAGAAGTAATGTTTACATCATTCGAACCGAAGATGTCAAACAGATTCATTATGTACATAGAAGGAATTCCAGCGTACTTAGTGAAAGCCGCTAACAGACCAGAAATAGCAAATGGTAAGGTTACAATCGACCATATCAATGTTAGAAGATATGTAAAAGGAAGAAGTGAGTGGAGTAGTTTAACTATATCATTATACGACCCAGTAGTTCCATCAGCAGCGCAAGCAGCAATGGAGTGGGTAAGATTACACCACGAATCAGTAACAGGTAGAGATGGTTACTCCGACTTCTATAAAAAAGATATCACATTTAACAGTTTGGGTCCTGTTGGTGATAAAGTAGAAGAGTGGACGTTAAAAGGAGCTTTCATCGAAACAGCAAAATTCTCAGACATGGATTATACTGGTGAAGATTTAGCAACTGTAGATTTAACACTTGCATACGATTACGCAATATTACAATATTAATTTCAGATTGTTATATTTATATATTAGAAATTAAATAATGAGAGACCTCAACAGAAATGTTGAGGTTTTTTCGTTTAATTAATATTATTTGTATATTTATATATGGTTAACCAATATTAAAAAAGTTTTAAAACGAGAAACGTTATGAGTAAAGAAAAATTACAAGATGATTACAAAGCACCAGTTTCCAATGAGGATATGGTGGAGCTCGCTAAACAACAATACGAGCAGAAAAAGGTTTCTGATTACAAATTTCCAACAGAAATCGTAGATTTACCTTCCAAAGGTCTTATATATTCTAAAGATAATTCTCTATCAACTGGAAAGATAGAGATGAAGTATATGACTGCTAAAGAAGAAGATATCTTAACTACCCAATCTTATATAAAAGATGGTTCAGTATTAGATAGATTATTTCAATCTCTTATTATATCAAATGGTGAAGGAACGCCTGTAAAGTATGTAGACCTTACTTTAGGTGATAAAAACGCTATTATGATTGCAGCTAGAATCTTAGGATATGGTAAAGATTATGAAGTAGAGATTGATGACCCAACACAACCAGGTACAAAACAAAAAGAAACAATTGATTTAACTCAATTTGAATCAACTGAGTACGATGGTTCAGGACAAACCGAATTGCATAAAAACGAATTTGAGTTTGAATTACCACAATCTAAAAGAAAAGTTACTTTTATGGCATTAACTGAAAGTAAGGAAAGAAAAATCAAACATCAATTAGAAGAATCCAAAAGAGCTTCTAGAAAGATGAAGGATAGAACTGATAAACAACTTACCATCAGATTAAAAAATACAATTGTATCTGTTGATGATGAAACAGAACAAAAAGCAATCAACCATTTTGTGGATAATGAATTATTTGCGGCCGATTCAAGGGCTCTCAGAACGCATATAAATAAAGTTATTCCAGATATGGATTTAACATATGAATTTATATCTGAAGAGACCGGGGAAAGGAGAGATATGCTACTGCCTATGGATTTAGGGTTTTTTTGGCCTCAATCATAGTTATAGAAAGCATTTACACTCTCACATTTTTGATTTGATATTCCACGGAAATGGTGGATTCACTTTTTCAGATGTTTATAATATGCCTGTCTGGGCTCGTAAATTCTATATTGGTAAAATAGTAGAATGGAAGCAAGAAGAGAAGAAAGCATATGATAAAGAATCTAAAAAAGCTAAAGCAATAAGAAGATAATATAATACCCAACAGATTTTTTGATGATTTGTTGGGTATTTCTATATTTATAGAATATAACAACGGGATATAATACTATGGCAAAGATAAAATTATCAGAACTTAAAAAAATGTTCACCGAAGCTGGGTTGGATGAAGGTATTTTTGATATATTCAAAAGTAAAAGTAAAAAACTACATCAAAAACTAAAAGGAATAGATAGTGATATCGAAAACGTAATCACTTCAGCGCCTGATAAAGCTACACAACAGAAATTAAGAAATCTAAACAATGCTCTTAAAGCATATGATGCTCAACGAAGAAAAATGGGTAGATAATTAGAAGTAATCTATGGCATCAGAAAAGAAAATAAAAGACCAACAGCGTTTCAACGAATCAGTTAAGGAAGAACTTAAACTGAGGGAGAAGGAACGTGGTGTGCTTAATTCACTTATTTCATTGGCTAAGGTCAAAGGTAAGATTTCTAACGATGCCAAACAAACACAACAGGATTTAGTAGCAAGTTTAACGGAAACCGCTCAATTAGAATCGGAATCTGAAAAAGTTAATGCTCAAATTGAAGCAGTACAAAAAGCTAAATTAGAATTAATAAAAGAAGCTGAAGAAAAGGGTGAAGCAATAAACGCCCATCTAATAAATCAATTAGATGCAACTGAAGAAATTCTAATGGCAAACAGAGAACGAGCTGCCATCAACGATGAATTGATGAATACCACAAAGAATATTCTTGGGTTGGATTCAGAATTAGAACGAGCAATAGCTAAGGGTGGTGTAGCCGCTCTTGCTATGAACAAAGCATTTGAAAATGTTGGAAAATCGTTATCATCTCACGTTGATGCATTGAAAGATATGGTAACTCAGCAAGGTTTAAGTGTTGGTGAAGCATTTGCATTAAAAGGTAATATTGATGCTGCCTCAATGAGTGTAACTGGATTCCTATATGGTTCAGACCAAATAGCAGCATCAGCACAAGCAATCACCGAAGAATATGGTAGTATTAACGCAGCAACTACTGATTTAATAAAAGGTGTTACTGAAGTAGCATCATTAACAGGTGATGCAACAACTGCACTAAAATTAACCGAAGCATTTGAATCAGCAGGTGTTGAAGCTGGTGATGTAAAAGATACAATATCTGATATAGCTAAAGAAGCAGGTGTATCAGGTAAAATGGCAGTAAAAGGTCTTGGTGACCAAATGTTTAGATTGGTTGGTGCTAGTGAAGAAGAATTAAAAACTATCATTGAAGGTAATATTGAACTTCAGAAACGTGGTATGACAATGTCTGATATCGAAGCTTTATCTAATAGTATGTTGGATATTGAAACTTCGATGAAAAAAGAAGCTAAGTTAAGAGCTATGACTGGTAAGGATATAGGCGCAAATGAAATGCGTAACTTAGCTTTAGCAAGACAACAAGCAACTTCAGCAGACGAAAGAAAACGTATTGAAACCCAAATGGCTGATTTGTTAATGGATAAGGTAGGTTCTGCAGAAGAATTTAATGATTTAAATTTAACAGAACAACGACTTACAGCCGAAGCATATGGCATGTCGGTTCAAGAGTTAACAACTAAAATCCAAACTGCAGAAAAGCAAAAAGAACTTACTGCTAAATATGGTGAATATGCTGGTTTTGTAGAAGGAGCGCAAGGATTCCTCACATCGAGCGCAAAGATGGCTGGTTCTATGGCAATGGAAATGGGTAAAGTTGTACTTAAAACTGCTATAATGAACAAAATGATGGGTGGTTCATCTGGAATTGGTAACATATTAGGTAGTGCAGCTGAATCAGCTAAAGGTTTAGGTAAAAATCTTTTAAACATCGGTAAAGGTGGAATGAAAGATATGGGCCAAAAAATAAAAGGTGGGGTAAAGGGGTTGTTTACTAAATCCGCCCCAACAGAGAACATACCAAAACCTGAAAAAATGACTGAAACGTTAGGTGATGGTGGTAAAGCAGCAGGTGGTGGTGGAATGAAAGAAAAATTCCAAGATATGGCTGAAGGTTTGAAAGCTATGGGTGATGGTAAAGTATTTGCTGGTATCGGAGCGGTAGCATTAGCAGGACCTGCTTTTATTATAGCACTTCCATCAATTCCATTCTTATTATTTATGGGATTAACTCCATTAAAACAATTAGAAACTAACTTTAGTGGATTGGCAACAGGTCTTAATAGTATGGCATCCACATTTATGGGTTCATTGGCTGTTGCAGCATTCGGAATAGCAGCAATTCCATCTATAGCATCAATTCCATTCTTATTATTTATGGGATTAACACCATTAGCACAATTAGCACCTAATTTCACATCATTATCAGTAGGATTAACTACTATGGCATCCACATTTATGGGTTCGCTTGCATTAGGAGCATTCGCAGTAGCAGCTGGGTTAGCAATAGCATCTATTCCATTCTTAATCGCTATATCATTATTAGGAATAGCAGCATCTGCTGGTTTAAGTGCATTGGGGATTGGATTAACGGCATTAGGAACGGCAGCCGCTAGTGGATTACCATTCTTAGGAATAGCATTGATAGGGGCATTAGGATTAGCTATGATTCCATTCGCAATCGCATTAAATATAGCAACACCAGCAATTGAAGCATTTGGTGGTGTAATAGTTGGGGTAATGGGAGCAATTCCACCAATCATTAGTGCAATCGCAGAAGGATTCGTAACTATGATGGGGGCATTATCTTTAGAAAATATTGGTGCATTGATGTTATTAGGACCAGCATTGTTATTAGCATCTGTTGGTATGATAGCATTTTCTGCCGCTATGTTGGTAGGTGGATTAGGTTCATTCTTTGGTGGTGGGATTATAGATGATATATCTGAACTAGCTATGATAGGACCTCAATTAGGTATGGCTGGTGAAGGATTGGCCGCAATCACAACGAATTTGAGTGAAGTAAGTGGTGTAATAGAAACTCTATCAGAATCACTAAGTACAATGGGTTCAGTTACAGCACCATTATATGGAGTTGCAGGTGGGTTATTTAGTATAGCGGGTGGTTTAATATCTATGGCTGGCGCTGGGTTATTAGCACTACCATTATTTGCGGCTCTTGGTGGTTTAGCAGCTATAGCACCTGTATTAGGTGGGTTAGGTTCATTATTTGGTGGTGGTGATGAAGAAGAGTCCAAATCATCAGATAGTGGTGATTCCGATATGATAGATTATGATAGGTTGGCATCAGTTTTACAATCACAACCAATAGTATTAACAATCGATGGTAAGGCGGTACAAAAGATAACCGCAGTACAACGTAGACAAGGTAAAAATGCGAGGAGTTTTAGCTAATGGCACTTAAAGATATGAAATCGGATTTATCTAAATTTAGAATGCCAAAGAGTACACCTTTGGAATCTAAAGAAAGAGTTGATGTTAATAAGAACTTAAATAAAACACCACTTAGTGGGTTGGTAAAAGATGTTCCTGTAAAAACATCGTTATCACCAACAGCTGCAAAGACTGGTGTGAATCCTCAAAAAGTAAATCAATCAGAAAAGTTCAAAGGTGAAACAACACCTCAACCTATGGATAACTCAGAAAAGTTCAAAGGTGAAACAACTCCTAAGCCAATGAGTTTAGAAGAAAGATATTTAGGGCAGACAGACCCAACAATGGTTAACCAATCAGAAAAGTTTAAAGGTGAAACATCACCAAAGGAAGTTAACCAATCAGAAAAATTTAAAGGTGAAACTACTCCTAAAGAAATGAACAACTCTGAAAACTTCTTAGGTGAAACCTCACCAAAAGAAATGAATAACTCAGAACAATTCTTAGGTGAAACAACTCCTAAAGAAGCAAAAAACTCAGAACAATTCTTAGGTGAAACATCACCAAAGGAAATGAACAACCAATCTCAGTTCTTAGGTGAAACCTCACCAAAAGAATCTGATAAGAGTTCTAAGTTCTTAGGTGAAACAACTCCTAAGCCAATGAGTTTAGAAGAAAGGTTCTTAGGACAAACATCACCAAATGAGATGAACAACCAATCTCAGTTCTTAGGTGAAACATCTCCAAATGAGATGAACAACCAATCTCAGTTCTTAGGTGAAACAACACCTACTGAAGCAGATAAGAGTTCTAAGTTCTTAGGTGAAACAACACCTACTGAAATGAACAATAAAAGTAACTTCTTAGGAGAAACAACTCCTAATGAAATGAATATTCCAAATGGTGAAAAACCTTTAGGAGAAACTACTCCAAATGAATCAGATAGAAGTTCTAAGTTCTTAGGTGAAACAACTCCTGTAGAATCAGATAGAAGTTCAAAGTTTTTGGGTGAAACATCACCAAATCCAATGAATATTCCAAATGGTGAAAAAGGTTTGGGTGAAACAACGCCAATACCAATGAATATTCCAAATGGTGAAAAGGGTTTGGGTGAAACAACACCAAATGATTTTTCATTTAAGAAGAAATTAGAAAACGAAGGAAAAGATTTTAAAGAAGTTAATAACTTATTAGATATTCACTCAGCTGGGTTCAATTCTAAGTTTGGTGGTGTTGAAGCAACTAAGTTTATTGGTGTGAATCCTGATAATACTATATTTGATAGTGCAAACTCGTTATTCTCTAATATAAATGATAATAAGTTTACATTAGCTAAAACATATGGTGGTTTATATAACGATGCAGGTGGTATAAATTCAGGTGAAGAAGGATTTGGAATTGGTATGGGACATGCCAAAAGACAATCACCATCTTTCTTAGATGAAATGTACAATAAGTTTAATTTAAGAGATGATGCATTTAATTTAGGAACTGCAGCATTTGCACATCCATTAATTCTTAGAGGTATTCAAAGAAAAGGTATAAGTAAAGGTGAACCACAACGTTGGGGATTCGGAATACCATTAGATGATGGGTTAATGAGAGGTGGTATTGTTACAGCAGTTGAACGTTCTCTTATAGATGGTATCAGATTAGGTAAGTGGATGATTTCAGTAAATGGGTTACTATGGGGAATCAAAAACTTAGGATTACAAGCATCTAACTCAAATGTAGAAACTGTAACTGGTAAACGATTAACTAAAGTATGGACACCCGTAAACACACTCGCATCGGCAGTTGGTGGATTCTTAGGATTACATCCACGTAGACATGGTATATTACCATTACCAGAAGCTGCTAATCCTGAAAAATATGAAACTGTACAAAAAGCTAAAAAAGTAGCACAAA